CAGCTCCAGCTACTGCTGTTTAAGGAAAAATCATGGCTAATACCTCAGTTATTCGTTTAGCAGGTAAAACAACACGCTTTGACGTAACAGCTACATCTTACACATCAACTTTAATTGATGACACGACTAACGACCAAGTAAACTACGCTTCATTTTTGAACTCAGGTTCTGGTATTTGTTTAGTTCGTTTCACCAATTATTCACCATGTCCTGCTGCTGTTTGGCCTGCTGATGGTGCTGCGGTTGAAGGCTATGTTTTACCACCTTTAATGGAAGTGCCAATTGTTTTGGCTGTTCCTACAACTCCGTTTTACATGACTGCTGTTTGTCCAGCCGCAACGACAACATCGCTTTATGTAACACCTGCTGCTGACCAATCATAGGAGATAGTTATGCCAAATTCAAATAGCGTAGCTTCTACCTCAACGCAAAATATAGTTCCTGTTCAAGCAGCGTTTAACTCTAGCGGTGCTTGTTTAGGTTTAGTTGGCCCAGGCGGTGCGTATTTTTCACCACCAACAACTTTTGCCAATGTATTAAATCAGCCTCATATTGAAGCCTATGATTTATCAACATCAATTTCATTGACTGCAACTCCCGCTTTACTTGCTCCATCAACAACTTTAGCTGGCAATAGTGGAATTACTTACGATGCCACAACTGGTGTTTTTACTTTTGCTGCAGAAGGTGACTATACATTGTCATTAGTAGTAAATGCTCAAGCAACTGGCGCAGGTCAATCTGTTTATGTTTATGCAGAAAAAAACTTGGGTGCAGGATGGGTAGTTAATGCAAACTCTGGTAAATCTTATCAATTGGCTAATGGTCAGCAAACGCAAGTTATTTATGCTAATGCTGTCTATCGTCAAGCTGGTGAACAAACTAGATATTGGATTTACTCAAACAGCACTAATGTGATATTGAAAACAACTGCATTGCCTGGCTCTGTTGGGGCTAGTGTACCTGCAATTCGTATTCAATATAATTAAGGAAATAAAATGAGCGACCCTGCTAAAACAATAGACCAAAATATACTGCCTGTTCAAGCGTTATTCAATCTTGATAACAGTTTTAATACCTTTATTGGGCAGGGTCAGCCATTCTATGCAACTGCTAATCCAATTCAATCTGGTTTAACAATCACGAATAGTACGATTGATAGTTCACCAATTGGTGCGACAACTCCATCAACAGGTACATTCACTAGCGTTACATTACCTAATGCGCCAGTAAACCCTACTGATGCAACAAACAAACAATATGTTGATTATTTAGCTGCTGGTTTAAGTTGGAAACCACCTGTAAACGCAGCGACAACAGCAAACATTACATTATCTGGCTTACAAACTGTTGATACAGTTTCTTTAGTGGCAGGTAATACAGTATTAGTTAAAAATCAATCTACAGCTTCTGAAAACGGCATTTACACGGTATCTGCTGGTGCATGGAGTAGATTTGTAGGTGCGGACACATGGAATGAATACGTTGGTGCTATTGTATTTGTTATAAGTGGCTCACAAGCTGATTCTGCTTGGTATTCTACTGCTCAACCAGGTGGAACTTTAGGTGTTACAGCAATTAATTGGTCAAACTTTAGCGTTTCATCAACTTACACGGCTGGCACAGGTTTAACTTTATCTGGCACACAGTTTAGCATTACAAATACAGGCGTAACTGCTGCAACCAAAGGGTCTGCAAGCAAAACAGTTACTGCCGCTGTAAACGCACAAGGTCAATTGACTAGCTTAACTGACCAAGATATTGCTATTTCTGGCTCACAAATCACTAGCGGAACAATTGGTTCTAGCTATTTAAGCGGTTCATATACAGGCATTACAACTGTAGGCACATTGACAGGTTTAACTGTATCTACAGCGATTGTAGGAAACATTACAGGTAATGCCGCAACTGCTACTACAGCAAGTAAAGTAACCAACGCTGTTACATTTAACAATAGTGGTTCTGGTGGTGCTTCTGGTTCAACTTTTGATGGTTCATCATTATTAACAGTTTCTTATAATACTTTAGGCGCACCATCAACATCAGGTACAGGCGCAAGTGGTACATGGGGTATTTCAATCTCAGGCAATGCTGCAACTGCAACATCATCAAGCAGTTCAACAACTGCAACCACAGCATCTAACCTTGCTGGCGGTGTAGCAAGCAATATTCCTTATCAATCTGCTGCTGGCACTACTTCATTTTTAGCTAATGGTTCTAGTGGTCAAGTATTAAGTTCTAATGGTGCGTCTGCACCTAGTTGGATTGGGCCATCAGCATTTTTAGATAATATTTCATCTACACAAGGTTCTGTTCTTTATAGAAGCGCAACAGGTTGGGTAAACTTAGCACCAGGCACTTCTGGTCAAGTATTACAAACAGGTGGTGCTGCGGCTAACCCATCATGGTTAAGCCAATCATCTATTGCGGCTGGCTCTGCAACTACAGCAACTAGCGCAACTACAGCGACTACAGCTACAAACTTAGCTGGTGGCGTTGCAAGTAACATTCCATATCAATCAGCAAGCGGTACAACATCTTTTCTTGCTAATGGTACGTCAGGTCAAGTATTGACTTCTAATGGTGCTAGTGCGCCAACATGGTCAACACCAACAGCTTATGCAACTGTAACTGATGACACTACAACAGCTTCAACTCGTTATCCATTATTTGCTTCTGTAACGACAGGCAATCTAACAACTGAATATACTAGCTCAACTAAATTACAATATACGCCATCAACAGGCTATTTAAACGCAACAGCGTTTTTGGCAAGTAATGGTTTATATAGCACAAGCACTTATGGTGGTTCTTATACAGATGGTATTGTTGTTGATTATACAACTGGAATGGGTAGAATTTCTGTTGGGACAAGCGACGGCATTACGCTATATCGTGGTGGCGTAGCTAATACAGCAATTTTATCTGTTGCAGCAACTGGTATTACATCTATTCCATCAACAACATATTCGCCTAATATTACTTTAAGCGATGCAGCTACAGTTGCATGGGACACTTCTACAGGCCAAGTAGCTACATTTACCTTTGTTTCAACAAATCGCACAATGGGCGCACCAACAAACCTAGTCAATGGCGGCTTCTACGCGCTTGCAGTCATTCAAAATGGCGGCTCTAATACATTGACATGGAATAGCATATTTAAATGGGCTGGTGGCTCTGCGCCAACGCTGTCAACTGCTGCTGGTGCAAAAGACTATTTTACATTTAGAAGTGATGGCACTAACCTTTATGAACAAGGTCGTGCGTTAGGGGATGCTTAATGTTTCCTGTTTTATCAGCTAACGGGACATCGGGTTACAGTATAAGTAACTCATTGCGCTTTCAAAGTGCAAGTTCTACTAATGCTTCAAGAACCCCTGCAAGCACAACAAATAGAAAGACATGGACTTGGTCTGCATGGATTAAACGTGGCGCATTAAACAATGGCTCTGGTTATCAAACCATTTTCTCTGGCGGAGCAACGGCTAGTGATGCTGGTGTTACAGCTATATTTTGGAATCCATCTGATAGTCTTACTGTAGGCGGAGCTACAACAAATTGGTTAATTACTTCTCAAGTATTTCGTGACCCTAGTGCTTGGTATCATATTGTTGTTGCTATGGATACAACAAATGCAACAGCTAACAACAGATTGCGTATTTATGTAAATGGTTCTGAAGTAACTGCTTTTGGTACTAGAAACAATCTTACGTTAAATGCTGACTATGGTGTAAATCAAAATGCTTTGCACGTTATAGGTTATCAATCAGCATCAATGGGTATTGGATATTCTGATGGCTATCAAACCGAGATTAACTTCATTGATGGTCAAGCCCTCACCCCATCATCATTCGGCACTACAGACCCTACATCTGGTCAATGGGTAGCCAAGAAATACGCTGGCACATACGGCACTAATGGCTTCTATCTACCATTCTCTAACGGCACATCTACTACAACGCTAGGTGCTGATTCAAGTGGTAATGGTAACAACTGGACGCTGACTAACTTTACACGCTCTGCTGGTGTAAGTGATTGTTGGATGACGGATGTTCCTAGTGGTAATGGTGGTGCAAGTGGTACACAGCCAAGTAGTAACTATGCTGTGCTAAATCCATTAAATAAACATAGTAGCGTAACTGTATCAAATGCAAATTTGAACATGACTGTAGGAACTGCTGGAAATAATACAGTATTAGGAAGTATTGGAATTACGTCTGGAAAATGGTTTTTTGAGGCAAACAATTCAACAGGTTTTAATAATGCTGGTTTAGGATTTGCATCTGATTCATTTAATCCATTTACAACCGCTGTACCTGCAACTGGAACATGGATAATTGGTCAATATGTAGCTTCTAATCAATTTCATACCAATTCAAATAACGGTGGTAATGTTCAAGTATCTACATCAACTACAGGTGCTTCAGGCTATCTTGTTTGTGCTATTGATTATGATAATGGCAAGGCATGGTTCGGCAACTCTACAAGTGGAACTATTACATGGTATCCAGCGACCAATGGTGGAACTGTAGGCAATCCAGCTTTAGGAACAAATCCAACCATAACATTTAGTTTAACTACTCCAATTTATCCGTTGGCGTTTAACTTTTCAACTGGTAGTGCTGCATCTGCATTTAACTTTGGTCAACGCTCATTCTCTGCAACTCCACCTACAGGCTTCAAAGCACTATGTACAGCTAACCTACCCGTAGCTACTATTAAGCAGGGTAATAAGTATATGGATGCAACGCTGTATACGGGTAATGGTTCAACACAGACTATAACTAACGCAAGTGGATTCAAGCCAGATTTGGTATGGGTTAAATCTCGTAGTGCTGCAACAGACAATAAACTAACTGATAGTGTTCGTGGAGTTCAAAAAGGGCTTATTTCTGATACAACAGGTGCTGAAACTACTGACACTAACGGCTTAACTGCATTTAATAGCAATGGCTGGTCATTAGGTACTGATACAATTTATAACAACAATGCTGCAACATACGTTGGATGGCAATGGCAAGCAGGACAAGGTTCAACATCATCTAATACAAGTGGAACTATCACTTCAACTGTATCTGTAAATGCTACAGCAGGGTTTAGTGTGGTGACATGGACTGGTAACGGTGTTGGTTCTGCTACTGTAGGACATGGACTTGGCGTTACTCCTGCAATGGTTATTAGTAAAGGTCGCTCTTATTCTAATGATTGGTGGGTTGGTCATAAAGGCTCATCTACAGGTATTCTTAAATTAAATGCAACAGATGCTATTAATAGTAGTCAAGGTACAAATGGCTCATTAGGGTTCCAACAATACTACACAAGCACAACATTTGGATTTAACAATGGTACGTCAACCATTAACAATGCTAACCAAAATGGCATAACTTACGTTGCCTACTGCTTCGCTGAAATTGCTGGCTTCTCTAAATTTGGTAGCTACACAGGTAATGGTAGTGCAGATGGTACGTTTGTATATCTTGGCTTCCGCCCTAAATATGTAATGGTTAAATATTCAAGTAGTGCTGACAATTGGGATATTTTTGATTCTGTAAGAAATCCATACAATTTAACTAATAACAAACTTTATGCAAATTTAAGCGATGCTGAATCTGCTGATGCTTTTTCAGTATGTGATTTGTTATCTAACGGCTTTAAATTGCGTGGAACAGGAAATCAAGTTAATGCTAACGGTGGTACATACATTTACATGGCTTTCGCTGAATCGCCTTTTCAAAATAGTAATAGTAGATGAGGCAGCGTAAACCTAGAAATGATTTAACTGGTTTTGAGAATGACCATTGTATTGCTTTACGTTCAGAAAAACCTTGTGTATGGATTGTAGAATGTAAACATTGTGGGAAAGAGCATGAGCAAGTATCAAGACAAATACAGAGCAATGCAAAATCTAGACAATGTGAAACATTTAAGCCATCTAATTATTCAGGCATAGAAAAAGATGACGCTTGGATTAGAAGAAGATATGGAATAACAAAAGCACAGTATGAAGAATTGTTAATACAACAAAATGGTGGCTGTGCTATTTGTGGAAGAAAAGAAGAACCTGATAGCAGAAGATTAGCTATTGACCATTGTCATAAAACAGGAGTTGTTAGAGGTATTCTTTGCAATAAATGTAACAATGGACTAGGTTCTTTTGGAGATAATATTGAAGGCATGAAAAAAGCTATTGAATATCTTATGAATCCACCATATAACGCTAACGCACGATAAGGAAAAATTATGTTTTATTGCACAACAGATGGTCAATATATTCAAGAAGGCCAGGCTTTTGAAATTGATGGAACTCAATATCCTGCAAACTGGTTAAATTTATCTACGCCAGAAGAAAAGACTGCAATTGGGTTAGAAGAAGTAATTGCTACTAACTCACCATTCAATCCTATTTACTATTGGACTGGTGAAGTATTAGAACAAGCTACATTGACATACACAGGCACACCAAAAGACCTATTAGACGTACAAGGTAACGCTGTGGCGCAAGTAAATCAATCTTCCTATACTCTGCTATTCCCTACAGATTGGATGGTTGTTAGAGCCGTAGAAACTTCAACTACAGTTGCACCTGATTGGAACGCATGGCGCNAGAGTATTCGTCAATATGCAGCAGACACAACAACTGCAATTAAAGCTACTACTAATGTAGATGAAGTTGAAACTATTATGAACAATCTTTCATGGCCTTTAGACCCTGACCAAGTAATTGCTAAAGCTGCTCAAGAGGTGACAAGTGAATCAGTATAAATGGAAAATTATTAACGTTACAGCAGATGGTGATTTAATCACTCATGCTGAATACAAAGTAACTGCAACTGATGGTGAAAATACTGTGGAAACTGAAGGCAACTTCTTTTTTCAAGGTAAAGACATCAATATTCCGTATAAAGAAGTGACAGAGCAAAATATTTGCAATTGGATTGAAGATGAATCTTCTACGGATGGCATTTCTAGTATAAAATCTCGTTTAGATGAACAACTAGCATCATTAAAGTCAACTGATAAAGTTGGGTTGCCGTGGTTAGCTGATACATTTACGGTAACATTCTAAGGATAGACCATGCAACCAATTGAAATCATCTCAAGAGCATTAAAAGACATTGGCGCACTAGCCTCTGGTGAAACTCCAACGGCTGACGAAGCGCAAGATGCTTTTGATATGCTTAATGACTTGTTAGACCAATGGACTAACGAAGATATGATGGTGTTTAACGTCACCGAAATTATCTTTCCTATTGTGCCTGGTCAAGTTCAATACACGATTGGCCCTGACCCATCAACATTAAACTTTATTGGTGCAGCGTTTACAGGCTCAATTGCAGGTAATGTGCTAACAGTTTCTGGTATTCAATCAGGTGCAGTTGCTCAAGGTCAAACTTTGCAAGGCACAGGCATTTTAGCTGGAACTAAGATTGTTCAAAACTTAACAGGTGCTGGTGGTAACGTAAATGAAGTGGGTACATATCTACTTAACATTAACTATCCAACGCCTGTAGCTTCACAAGTCATTACTGCTTACTATCAAAAACCGCTAGGGATTGATTCTGCTTATGTACGAATTAACACTAATTCTAACGGTACACCAATTATCAATGGTGGATTGGACTATCAAATTGCGGTTATTGCTTTAGATGACTACAACAGTATTGGTCTTAAAACATTAAATGGCCCGTGGCCTAAAGCGTTATATTTTAATCCTAACGAAGAATCTGGTAACTTATTCTTATGGCCTAATCCTGCACAAGGTGAAGTTCATATGTTTGCTTCTACCATTTTTAGACGTTACGAATCTATTAACGACACAGTAGTGCTACCACAAGGCTATTCTATGGCTTTACGCTGGTGTTTAGCTGAACGCTTAATGCCTATGTATGGCAAATCAAATCAAGCTCAAATGGCTATGATTAATGCTTACGCTGCACAAGCTAAAGCAACTATTAAACGCACCAATATGAAACCAATGCAAACTGCAAGATTTAGCGATGCTATGTTATCTAACCGCCAAAAAGATGCTGGTTGGATTTTATCAGGGGGCTTTTTTAGATAATGGCTGATTTTGGATTTGTAGGCCCATCGTATTCTGCACCTTCCATCTATCAAGATGACCAAGAGTGTATTAACTTTCGCCCAGAAATTGATTCTTTAAAACAACCAGGTCAACGTGGCATTGTTGCGCTATATCCAACACCAGGTCTTACAACTGAAGTCGTATTACAAAACCAAGCTGAGGTTCGTGGTTTAAGAACTGTATCAGGTGGTCAATATTTAGTTGCTGTATGTGGTTCTTATGTTTATGTAATGACTACAAGTTATGTACCTACATTAATTGGCACATTAAATACATCAACAGGTCATGTTGGCATTACAGACAATGGCGTAAATGTTTATATTGTTGATGGTCAATATCGTTACACATGGCGCATTTCAAATCCTGCAAGTGCAGTATTTATAGGCTCTATTAGCGGTACAACATTAACAGTTACTTTGCTAAAAAGTGGTGCAATTGGCGTTGGTCAAGCATTGTTTGGCGTAGGTATTACTGCTGAAACTGTTATTACAGCTTTAGGTACGGGTACAGGTGGCCCAGGTACTTACACAATTAATACTTCACAAACAATATCAAGTGAATCAATGAACTCTGCTGCTGTTGCTGCAACTTTAACAGGTTCTATTTCTGGCAACATTCTTACTGTTACTGCTATTACTGGTACATTATACCCAGGGCAAACAATTCAAGGTGCAGGCATTACAGCAGGTACTATTATCACTACTTTAGGTAGCGGTACAGTATTAAGTCAAACTATTGCTACAGCAGGCACAGGATATGCTGTCAATGATACTGTTACTGTATTGGGCGGTGTTTATGGAACAACTCCTGCTACTTACACAGTATCAAGCGTAACTGCTGGTGCAGTAACTGGATTAACATTAACTAATGCTGGTACATATACATCAGTTCCTGCTAACCCTGCATCAACTTCATCTAATGGTAATGGTACAGGTTTAACGCTTACATTAACTACAGGTACAGGTACTGGTGGTACTGGTACTTATGTATTAAATAATACTCAAACCATTAGCTCTGAAACAATGTACGCATTAAACTTTAGCGTATTACCATCAACAGATGGTGCTTTTAGTGGTGCTAATACAGTAGATATTGTAGATAACTATTTTGTTTACAATAAACCTAGCTCTCAACAATGGGGCGCATCAAATCCATTGTCACCAATTAGTCAAGGTTTGAGCTTTTCATCTAAAGATGGCTCGCCTGATAACTTGGTTGCTATTATTTGTGACCATCGTGAAGTATATTTACTTGGTGAAACATCATCTGAGGTTTGGGTGGATGTGGGTACATTCCCTTTCCCATTCCAACGTATTCCAGGCACTAATACTCAACATGGAATTGCTGCTAAATTTTCGTTAGCACGTTTAGGTAATTCTTTTGCTTATATTTCACGAAACAATCGTGGTCAAGCAGAGATTATGCAGATGAATGGTTATATGCCACAACGTATTTCTACTCATGCTGTAGAGCAAAGTTTAACTAATTTATACATTGATGATGCTTACGCATGGACTTATCAATTAGAAGGCCATGAGTGTTATGTTATTTCATTCCCAACGATTGATATTACTTGGGTGTATGACTTATCAACTCAGATGTGGCATAAATGGCTTGCTACCAATCCTTTAACTGGTCAATACACAAGACATACAGGTAATTGTTCTGCTATATTTAATGGTCATGTAGTTGTAGGTGATATTAATGATGGTCACATTTATAAACTTGACCCTAATAACTATACAGATGATGGTGTAGAAATTCGCAGATTAAGACGCGCCCCACATATTGTTACTGACTTGCAACGTCAATACTTAGAAGAAATGCAAATTCAGTTTCAACCAGGCGTTGGCAATCAGTCAAATCCTGCACAAGACCCTCAAGCTATGTTGCGTTGGTCTGATGATGGTGGTTCTACATGGTCTAATGAACATTGGACATCTATTGGTAAAGTAGGTAAATATAAAAATCGTGCTATTTGGCGCAGATTAGGTTGGGCGCGTGACCGAGTGTTTGAAGTCGTTGTTTCAGACCCTATTAATGCTGTTATAGTATCAGCTAATTTAAAAGCGTCTCAAGGAGACAACTAATGGCTGGTGGTATTTATGGTGTCAATCAGACTAACCCATATCCACAGACTGAGTTTTTGGATGGTCAGACTAATCGCCCTACTCGCGCATGGCAACAGTTTTTTCTTAATTTATTGAACTATACTAGCTCACCAACAGCGACAACAGGTACTGCCACACTACCTGCAAAGCCCGTAGGCTTCATAAATATTACAGTTGGTGGTAAGCCATACAAAGTGCCTTATTATAATGTCTAGTCGTGCTGTAAATCTTATTTACAAAACTTTGAAAGACAGATTAAACGTAACTGTAGAGCAACTTTCTGAAGGCTTAAAAGATTGGGAATTTGTAGAGTTAGAGCATGACAACGAATTGTTTGGCGTGATTATTATTAAAGATAATGAGCTTCACATTAGTTTAGATGGAATACCTAAGTTTAGTATTAGAAAGCATTTAAGAAAAACCATTGGTCAAGTTATTAAGAAATATGGTTCAGCAGTAACAGCGGTGTTAAAAGGTAATGAAAAAGGATTAAATTTTTGTAAACGGCTTGGCTTTGTTGTAATTAGCGAAGATTCAAGTAAAATACACATGAAATGTGATAGGTGCAACTATGTTTGGTAATCAATATAAATTTGGCGGTAGCGGTTTAAAACATCCAGGCTACAACGATATAGGAACTGCATTAGCAGGCGCAAGTCTTGTTAGCGGTATTATGGGTTCTGGTGCTGCTTCTGATGCTGCTTCAATGCAACAACAAACGGCTGCTAATCAAATGGCTTTGCAAAAGCAAATGTTTGATACGCAAAATGCACAATTAGCACCGCAACGTGCTGTTGGTTATAATGCTATCAACAACATTAATTCTTTTCTTGGTGGTCAATATCAAACTTACGATGCACAAGGCAATCCTGTTGTTGATTCTTCTGGCAATCCAGTTATGCAAACTGGTCAAGATTACTTTACGCATCAATTCAATAATCAGGATTTAAATTCTAATCTTGCACCTAATTATCAATTTCAGTTAAGTCAAGGCCAGCAAGGTCTTAATGCTCAAAATAATGCTACTGGTGGTTTAGTCGGTGGCAACTCATTAAAAAGTATGCAAGATTATACGCAAAATTTTGCAGGCAATGCTTATCAAAACGCATTTAATAATTACAGTACGCAACGTCAAAATATCTACAATACATTAGCTGGTATTGCTGGATTAGGTCAAAACGCATCTAATACAACAGCAAATCTTGCATCTAATACTGCAAATTCAATAAGCAGTCTTGGTGTTGGTGGTGCTAATGCTGCTGCTGCTGGCACAATTGGTTCTGCAAACGCATTGTCAGGCGGTATTAGTGGCGCAGCAAATGCTTATTCATTAGGTCAAATTTTGAATAGTGGAAATATTGGTAATGCAGGTGGAATTAATATGTATAGCAATTCTTTACCAAGTTATGGTGGCGGTGCGCCTGCGGCTTATACTAATCAACCATCATATGTAGTGGCATAAGGATAAATCATGGCAGATTTTGCATTTTCAGATGTAGCTTCAAAAGTTGCAACTCCACAGCAGATGACCATTGGCGATATGGTCAACATGGCTCGTAGCGCACAAGCGTATAAACAAGCTGAACAAATTAATCCATTGGCTGTTCGTGAACAGCAAGCTGCAACAGAGCTTGCCGAAGGTACATTAAAACCTAAGATTGAACAACAAGGTTATCAAACTGAATTAGCTGGAACTCAATCTAAAAAAGCAAAATTTAATTTTACAAATGAACAAGCTCAAGTTATAAATGATGAATCTAATGCTTTAATGAATGACCCTAGAATTTTAAAAGCTGAAGATACTCCCGCAGGAAGGCAAAATGCTTTAATGGCTGTTGTTGAAGCTAAAAAAAGAGCTTTAAAACGTGGTGTTGATGAACATATTTTAGAAGCAATTACAGCACCTTATATTTCAATGGCATCAACTAATCCTTCGCAATTGCGTCAAGAGATGCTTAATTCAACTCGTGCAGGTACTGGAGCGCAAGGTGAGGCGGCTCTTAATGCCCCACAAATTACAACCAATGCTGCAGGTAATTTAATTAGTGCAACACCAGGCACAGGAACTATTGCACCTTTGTCTATTGAACAGTCAAATCAAAATCAACAACAACCACCAGCAAATCTTAATCCTTCAACTCAAGAAGTAAGGCGCGCTGTTGGTGGTACTGAATCTAACGTATCAAATTATGGCGATTATGTTAAAGGTTTAGCTGGTCGTGTTGAAGCAAGTAATAATCAAGTATTAAGAACTACTGAAGCTAGGGATGTATTAAACAAATTTAAACCAGGGGCAGGAACTCAAACATACGTTCAGCTTGCAGAAAAACTACAAGCAATGGGAGCACCACAGGGATTGGTTGATAAGGTAGCTGGCGGTGATTTATCTGCTGCTCAATCTGCTAACAAATTTTTGGCTCAAGCAGTTATTGCTGGTGTACGTCAAGCTGCTGGTGGTGACCAAGCTCGCGTGGCAGAAGTTGAAAATTATATTAAGAATAACCCAACAATTAACACAGACCCTCGTGCATTAACTCGTTTATTTGACTTTACAGATAAATTAGCTAAACGTGATTTTGCTGAACAAGAATTTTTAGTTAAACAAATTAAAAATGGCAAATTTAATCCAGAAACACATTTTGGTGATACGCAACAATATTTGCGTGATTCTGGTTTAATTCCTAAACTTGGCGAAAATAAACAACAATCAAATACACAACAAAATAATTCACCAAAAACTAGCGGTCATGGAAAAGTAGTTGCTCAAGCAATAAAAAATGGCGTTACTTATTATAAATATGAAGATGGTTTTGTAGGTTCTAAATAATGGATAATTTATACGCATCATTAGAAGATAAATATAAACTACCTGCTGGCGCATTGTCAGCAGTTGCGGGTGTTGAAAGCAATAATGATGATACTGCTGTAAGCCCTAAAGGGGCTAAAGGCAGGTTTCAATTTATGCCAAAAACAGCAGAAGCATATAATGTAGATGTAAATGACCCCATTAGCTCTGCACATGGCGCAGCACAATACTTGTCTGATTTAACTAAAAAATATGGTAGTTTTCAAGCAGCTTTGGCTCATTATAATGGTGGCACAAAGGCTGGTGAAGCTGTATCCGCTGGCAATGAACCTCCAGCTAAAGAAACAAAAGATTATCTTGCTAAAGTGTCATCAAAAATTGCTGTGCCATCTGATTTAGAATGGCAACCTATTGGACAAGAAACACATACTAAGTCATCTGAAATTCCTAAAGATTTAGAATGGCAACCTGTAGGTAGAACGGTTGAAAAAGTTGCGCCTAAAGAATCTATATTTGAAACATTATCATATCAACCAGAATCTAAAGATTATAAAAAAATGGGGTTTGGTGAACAATTAAAAGAAGGATTTAAAAAATCTTTTGAAGATACTGGTGCTGGAATTGTTCAACTTGCTACTCAATTTAAAAATAAAACACCTAAAGAACTTAGTTTAGAAAATGAATTTGAACAACAACGCAGAAAAGAATATGAGCCGTTAATGGAAACAGGCGGGGGCGTTACTGGAAATATTGCGGGTCAAATTGCACAATCTGTTGGTTTGGGTGGAGCATTAAAAGGTGTTGGTTTAAAATCTGCTGGTGAAGCATTAATTAATCCTACAACTTATAAAGCTGCTTTAGGAGCAGGAGCATTACAAGGTGCATTGCAACCAACAATTGAAGGTGAAAGCAAAACATTTAATACACTAGCAGGAGCTGGGGCTGGTGGCGTGGGACTAGGTGTAGTTAATGCTGCTGGTCGTATTGCTCAACCAGTTAAATCTGCACTTGATACTGCTGGGCAAAAAGCTGTTGATATTCTTAAAAAAGCTGGTGTTCCTTTAGATGCGGCTCAAGCAACTGGTTCAACTATGTTGCATAGAGTTAAATCATCTTTAATGGATAATCCAATAACTGCTGGCGAACAAAAAGAATTTATGGCTAAACAACAAGCCGCATACAATCGCGCTGTATTAAATACAATTGGTGAAGATGCTCATGTTGCAACATCAGAGGTAATGGGTAATGCACAAAAACGAATTGATAATGTATTTAAAAATGTATTAAACAATAATAGTGTTGATTTAACTGATGACGTTGTTTCTAAAATTGGTCACATTCAAGAATTAGCAAACGATGCAGAAAAAAAACCTATTGCTAATATGGCAAATAGAATATTTAAAAACATTGATGAGAATGGAAAATTATCTGGTCAAAATGCTTATGCAATTAAAAAAGACCTTGATATGTATGCAAGCTCATCTGATTCAACGCTTGCTCATTATGCTAAAGAATTAAGAAGCACTTTAATGAACAGTATTAATGATTCATTAAGTGATGTTGATAAAGAAGCATTCCAAGCTGCTAGAACTCAATTTGGAAATATGAAAACTATTGAAGGTGCAATTGATAAAGAAGGTGGCGGCAATATTAGTCCATCAAGACTTGCACAAATCATGTCAACAAAAGCAAATAGAAGTAAATCTATTTATGGTAAAGGCAATCAAGATTTAGTTGAATTAGCACAAGCTGGTAATAAAATATTGCCAGAAAAATTGGCTAATAGCGGCACAATTGCTCGTGCTGCGGCTCAGTTAGTTGGCCCTGCTGCTTTGGGAGCTGCTTATGGCGCATATCAAGGCGATTGGGAAACTGCTGCTAAAGGTGCAGCTGGTGGTGTTGTATTACCTAAATTAATTCAAAAAGCAATTAATAGCCCAGCTACAGCTAAATATTTAGAACAAGGATTAAAACAAAGTCCTTTACGCACAATGCTAGAATTGCCTAAAAAAGCTGGTTTGCAAAAAGTTCCACCAGCAGCATTAAATGCCTATTTACAATCAATGCCACCTGCTAAGAAAGAATAATTATGAGCGTTAATCTATCCCCTATCGGCAATGCCATTTCGTTTTTAGGAACGACAGGCTTACCTCTTTCTGGTGGCAAACTTTATACTTATCAAGCTGGCTCTAGCACTCCATTAGCTACTTACACAGATAACAATGGAACTGTTGCTAATTCTAATCCTATTATTTTTGGTTCAGATGGCAAAATTCCTAGTGAGCTATGGTTGACATACGGCTATAACTATAAGTTTGTTATTAAAGACTACAACGATGTATTAATTGCAACGTATGACAATCTATATGGCATTTTAGGTACAGTTCCAGTAGCACCATCATCATTCACAACAGGCATGATTATGTTGTGGTCTGGCGCAACAGGTTCTATTCCTAGCGGTTGGAATCTTTGTGATGGTACTAATGGCTCACCTGATTTGCGTGATAAGTTTATTGTTGGTGCAGGTGGTTCTTATTCAGTTGCTCAAACTGGCGGTACAGCAGATGCAATTGTGGTATCACATACTCACACGGCAACATCTACAGTAACTGACCCAGGACATAATCATACTTACAATCAACCAGGTTCTATTGCTGTGGCTGGTGGTAATAATGGTGTTGCTAGTTTGTCATTTTCTACACCAAATACTTCTACAGCAACAACAGGTATTACTGTAGCTACATCAAACGCAACAGCAGGTACAAGTGGTACAAATCAAAACTTGCCACCTTACTACGCACTTGCTTACATCTTTAAACTTTAGGAACTGGTCATGGATTTTCAAACAGCACTTAATTTTGGATTAGTTACTGTAAGTTCAGTTATTGGTTGGTTTGCTAGAGAACTATGGACTGCGGTTAAAGAGCTAAAGGCTGACCTTGCTAAATTGCGTGAGGACTTGCCTAAAGAATACATTTCTAAAAATGATTATCGTGATGACATTCGCGATATTAAAGATATGTTAAATAAATTGTTTGATAAAATTGACCACAAGGCTGATAAATAATATGTTTACTCTTTTAACGACAATTGTTTCATTTCTTTCTGGTGGCTTTCCTAAAATACTAGAATACTTTCAAAACAAGTCAGACAACAAACATGAGTTGGAAATGGCTCAATTGCAGTTCACTCAACAACTAGAATTGCAAAAGTTGGGTTATGTTGCACAAAAAGACTTAGAAGAAATTAAATTTAATGAAGTGCAAGAGCAAACAGCATCATCAGACCTTATTGCTGCGCTTGCAAACGATTCTGCATCAGCAGTTGGGGCAAGCACATGGGTAATTAATATTCGTGCGTTGGTGCGCCCAGCAATCACTTTTGGGCTATTTGCTATATTCTTATTCGTAGAAATATTTGGCTGTTGGTACGCTTATTATAATGGCGTTAAGTTTAATGATGCTTTGCCTTTATTGTGGAATACAGACACACAAACAGTTTGGGCTTCAATAGTAGGTTTTTATTTTGGTTGCCGTCATTTTGCTAAATGAAAACATCTCAACGCGGTTTAGAACTAATAAAAGAATATGAAGGCATTAGGTTTAAACCTTATCGTGACTGCGTTGGTTTGTTTACCGTGGGTGTTGGCCATCTCATTGGCAATGGTACTGTTTTACCTGATAGCTGGAATCGCACATTTACTTTAGGGGAAGTTAATGACTTATTGGTTGCAGATGTCAGAAAGTTTGAACTTGGATTGGCAAGATACATTAATGTTGAACTTAGCCAAAATCAGTATGACGCTATTATTGATTTTTGCTTTAATCTCGGTTTGGGAACATTTCAGCGAAGTTCCGTC